TCTACTTGTTGCGACAATTCTTGAACTGCTTTTATTAATGGAACTACAAATTTGTCATACTGTAACATTTGTGTTTGTGATGTATCACTCTCATCACCTTGCCATCCACTAAATGTAGTTCCTAAATCATTAGCAGTTTTTAAAACTTCTTGAGCAACAAGACCATCAAATACTTTATCTTTAGATTTAGTTTTTATATTTTCTGGTTTTATTTTATTTTTTAATTCTTCTGGATATTCAGCATTAGGCTTATCTTGATATTTTATAGTTCTTAATTTATTGATAAACTCTAAACCTAAATCTCCATCTACTATATTCTTTTTAATTCTAATATCAGAAGTATTAGCCCAGTTATTACCAGTACCACTAAAATCTAATTCTACAAAATTACCACCACCTATTCTTGCACGCTCATTGCCATCATAGGTTTCTAAATCTTTACCAATTACAATTGAACTACTCCTTGCGCTATTGTTTACATCACACCCAGAACCTATCAGAATATTATCATTACCTGTGGTTAATGAGCGACCTGCTCCTTTACCAACACAAACATTCTCATCTCCGTCAAGAAGAGCTACTGCGGCATCTCCACCAATTAAAGTGTTAGTATGTCCACTGGTTAAAGCGTAACCAGCTCCTTGACCTACAGCAGTATTCGTATCACCAGTACAAACACCACTACCTATTGCATCGTCACCAATAGCTACAGTTTTTGTAGCAGTAGTTAAATTCCTTGCTGAATGACATCCAACTGCTGTGTTTCTATTAACAGCATCTTCATTATTATCTTCTAAAGCTTTAAATCCTATTGCAGTATTATTATCACCAGATACCATATTTACTAAGGCATTGTGCCCCAGCATAGTATTTTGTATTCCATCTGTAAGATAATATCCAGCTTGAAATCCAACTGCTGTACAAAGTGAATTTCCAGATTTATTTAAACTTCTTAATGCACTTTTCCCTATTGCTACGCAACCATTAGCATCCGTTGCTGTAAGTAATGCCTCAAATCCTAATGCTGTGTTATGTTCACCAGAGGTAAGAGCTGTTGCTGCTTTATATCCAATTGCTACTGTACCTGACGCATCTGTTGTCAATGTTCCGTCGCCTAAAGCAAAAGAACCAATAGCGACACATTCATCTACATCAGCAGTAGTAAAATTCCCATTCATAGATTGGAAACCAACAGCTACATTATGAGATGCTCCTGACGTTGCCCTACTAAGAGCTTGGTTGCCAATAGCGATATTTTTAGTACCTGTTGATATATCAGTACCAGCTTTATGTCCAATCAATGTGTTATCTATGCCACCACTTGCAATATCATTACCAGCTAAATAACCTAAAGCAGTATTTCCAGAAGTAGAATCTGTACCCCCAGTTCCACCACTATCATTATTTGAAAGACTGACTTTTGAGTTATCATCAAGCACTAATCTGGCTGAACCATTAGTTCCTATACTTAGTTTTTTACCTGAGTTACCAGCTATGTTTATTTCAGCATCCTCAGTTGAATCTAATTTTAAAATCAATCCATCCGTAAAATTAACATCAGTACCTGTATCAGTATTTTTCAATACAATTCCTACTCTACCACCATCTCCAGTTCTAACAACTAAAGCTTCTTCATCACCTAAAACATCTAAATTTGCTATGGGAGAAGAGGTGCCAACACCTAAATTCGCTCCCAATACCGATATATCACCAGCCCCATCAAATTCAATTCTTTCAGCATCGTCTGCTATTCCAATGGATGTGTCATCTGCCATTGTAATATTACCTGAAGTAGCAATGCTTGTAAGAGTACCTACTGAAGTTATTTGAGTTTGTGCTGCATCTACGTTAAGTGTATTAGTTGCAAGCGTGATGCCAGTTCCTGCTACTAAAGCAGTCTTAGATAACGCAATTGCAGCTGAAGAATTTATATCTGCATTTACAATTGCTCCGTCAATAATTTGAGCAGAGCTTACTGTTTCGTCTTGTACAGGGCTATTACCTATATAAGCCATTCATATCTCCTATGTACTTACTGCGTCAACTGTTGAAATCCAAGCGTCAATACCATTTGCTGTTCCGCATTGACCTAATAATCTATCACCACTCATTAGTACTACTTTAGAACCACCATCAATTAATTCAAGTGATCCACCAGCAGGAACAGGAGCGTCTTTGACTAAATAATAATCATCGTCTCCTCCTCCATCGTTATGCTCTACATACACATCAACCGTTACAGCTGCTGTAGTTATGTTTGCTACACGAATACCTACAACGGCATCATCACTGTCAACCGTTCTTAGTACAGTTTCTGAGTTAGTTACTCTTATTCCTTTGCCTTCAAAATCTTGTGCCATTTTCTTCTCCTATAATGCTACTGCCATAGCGACAGCAAATCCTTTTGTTGCAGCTGAGTTTTCAGCCCATTTAACACCACCAGCAGCTGAGCTGTCAGCAGTTAAAAGATGGTCATTTGTTCCTACAGCTTTAATACCCATAGTGCCACTGCCAGTACCAGTAACTATACCACCTTTAGCTATTGCAGAGATATCTGCCTCTATACCACCCACTTCATGCTTTAAAAAGCCGTCATTAGCCGTAAATGCCGTTATTGTGGTTGGGTCTGTACTGTTATCGCCTACAACGATAACTCCGTCTCCTAGCACCGACATAGCCGTTACTGCACCTGTACCACTACCTAATAATATTCCACCATCAGTTAATGAGCTTGCACCTGTACCACCATCAGCTACAGCTAAGTCTGTGATGCCACTTATCGCACCACCTGTAATGGTCATATTTGCAGAAGCCCACGCTCCTGTCAATGTTGCCGTTGTTCCATTACCAGATATATATTCACCGCCATCATTATCATAAATATATAATTTATCTACAACAACAAGGTCTCCATCCGCTACTTTTAATGCTTGTTGACCATCTGTACCTGTAATTGTTAAACATTCTTCAGATGAATCCCAAGTTAAATTGTCTCCGCTTGTACCAGAATAAAAAGTTACATCAGCACCACTGCCATCTGAACCAACAACAAACCCACTTGTAAAAGTAGAAGAATCATCCGTTGTCAATGCTCCAACTCTTAAATTAACATGATCAGTTACCGTTACGTTACCAGCAGTGGTTCCATCCTCTGAGGCCGCTTTAATTGTTGCAAACGTATCAGCAGACTCATCCCATATAAATGCCATGTTCTGTGTATTACTACTTGAACCGTCTCCTCTTGTAATAACAAACCCTTGGTCATATGCACTACCAGTATATCCATTACCTAATTTTATCAAACTGTCTTCAACATTTAGTGTTGCAGTATTTGCGGTTATTGTGTCACCTGATACTGTTAAATTGCCTGTAACTGTAAGATTATCTGCAACGGTTACTTCTGAGGTACCGTGACCTATGGTTATAGCTATGCCACTTGTTTCAGTAGCTAATTTTAATTCTCCTGTAGAATTTGTTATATATGAATTAGAACCATCATGATATAATTGCATATCATCACCAGTACCAAGTTTAATGTTGGCACTATCTGGCATATCAATATGTGTTGTTGGTGAAATAACTCCTGTGACAGCTAATGTACTGCTCATTGATACAGCACCAGTAATTGTCATTGTAGAGCCATCACTAGAAATATATTCACCACCTCTATCGTAGAAATATAGTTTATCTACAACTCTAACGTCACCATCTAATATATCTAATGATGTTTGTCCATTCGTTCCTGTAATATTTAAAACTTCTGCTGAAGCATCCCATGTAAGATTATCTCCAGAAGTTCCAGAATAAAAAATTACATCTGTTCCACTGCCGTCACTACCAACTGTTAATGTACCTGTTATACCAGCGTTACCTGTAACTGTTGAGTTTCCAGTAACTGTTAAGTTGTCAGCAACTGTAGTTTCTGATGTTGTATGACCAATTGTAATAGGTGCACCACTTACAGTCCCTAGCTTTACTCCATGTGAGGTATTACCAGCTGATATTGTAATACCACCAGCATCAGATAATAATTCAATTGAAGCTGCTCCAGTACCTTGGTCAGACTGTATATAAATTGTTTCGCTTGTTCCACCATCTGCAATTAATTTAATTGATTTTGCTAAATTAGCTGTAGACTTTAGCTCTACACCACCAGCGTCAGAAAGAACCTCTATTGAAGAAGCCCCTTCAGTTACGCTAGTCCCTTGGTCATTAAAAATTTGTATAGTTGAAGTTGTTCCGCCGTCTGCTGTAATATTCACAGCGTTAGCAAGATTAGCTGTAGAGCGTATACCAACACCACCTGCATCTGATAAGATAGTTACAGATTCAGCTCCTTCAGTAACTGAAGTTCCTTGGTCTGAATGTATCTTTACTGTTTCTGATGTTCCAGCATTTGCTCTAAGGTATATTGAAGCTGCTTCATTAACTGTAGATGTAACATTAATATTACCAGTAGCATCAATAGCAAGATCTGTACCGTCACCTTCAATCTTTTGATTAGAAGCATGACCAAATGTTAACCCTACGTTTGCTGGTACATTAACGTCACTTGTTGCAGATAGTGTAATATCTGCTCCACTGCCAAGTGTTAAGTTTGTTCCATCTGACTGAAGGTATTCACCGCCCTCATCATATAAATACATTTTACCACGAGTATCTGAAAACCTTGCAACTTCATACCCATCATATTGTTGTATAACTAAATCTTTTGAATCATTTTTTATTTGTAAGATAACATCACTAGAAGAATGATGAATTCGCAACATCTCATCACCATCATCTTCATAGGCTATTCCACTTCCAGCTGTACCTGCATCTAAAGTTATTCCACCAGCAGATTCTAAATTAATAGAGTCTATAGCTGTACCATCTGATACTATATCTAAATCACCATCGGCATTAGAGTAAATATATAACCCAGTATCTCTAAAATAAAATTTAGCATCTGAAGCTATTTGTGCTGCGGCACTGCTTAAATAAAATACACTATCTGTAGCTTCACCATCAGATATAACTCTTAAAGTAGAATCAATTCCACTATTTGAATTAGATACCTGTAGAAGGTCTTTATAGGTACTTGCTATTGTTTTTCCAGTTAATGAAGCCATATTATCTTAAATCAAATGTCCTTACTGCTCTTAATCCACCTATTTTATCACGGCGTCTAGTTCCAAATTTAACTAAAGAATCTTTCCATTGTTTCTCGTGGACCATTGATAAATTCATTGCTGTAGCTGATAAGTTTGGGTCTCCAGCAGTTCCAGCTTTATCTATATATAATTTTGCTTTAACATAGTCTACAATACTAGCGTGCATTGCATTATCTATGTCTGGATAATCAGTTAGAGCGTCTACTGTGTTGGGCTCTGCATAATAATGTATTAAGACACCATCNGTCACTGCTTCATCCACTGCTTTCCAGTCACCTGATTTCGAGTGAACACTACTTGAGTCCGTTCCTTTAGTTGTTATAATTGCTAGTTTATCTCCAACGATAAACCAAGCCATATCATTTTCTGGGTGATTATGATTACTTGCCATTACGTTATATCCATTTTTAATATTTCATTATCAACTAACCTAGGAAGTTTTATATAATCTCCAGCAGAGTCTTGAAAGTCAACTCTAAATACTTTATTAATATCAACAGAAGAGCCCGTATCAGATATATCATACCACATCTGGTCTGCTACGGTTGTTGCTTTTGCGTACTCTACTTTAGTTCTATAAAGCCCAGCTTCTAATAAAGCGTCATTAATTAAATTATATAAATAATTTTCAGGTGCTTCAGGAAAAGTTTGCCTTACCCTACTTATAATATTTTTTACAGTTAGTCTTCTTACAGCCATGTTATTCTAATTCTTCCCACTGAAACTGAAGTGCTTGATCCCAACTTGCAGACAGTAATTCAGCTGCTTCTTCCCATTTATTACCTGCTAAATCAAAATCTGTAGACGTTGTTAACCCTACTTCTGAAAAAGAAGTGCTTCCTGTCAGCGTTACTTCAGTAAATGTTGTTGATGTTGTTAATGTTGCTAATGTTAGTGCCATTATCCAGCCATTACAATTTGCAAGCCTTTATCATAATCAGCTTGTAGTTTTGCTTGTTGTTCTTGATACCACTTATATTCAGCCATAAATTGTTGCATTTCACTACTTAAAGAACCTACAATACTAGAAGCCAACTCTATATCTTCCGAGTTCTCTAATAAATGTCTTACCTTTTCATAACCTTGTGAACTAGATGAAGCGGTTGTAAATGTTCCGTCTTGGTCAGAGTTTCTAGGAATCTCGTCCATCATACTAGCCATTTTATTTTGCAATGTTTTAATAGCCCCATATATAGGGACTAGGTATTCTGCTTCATCTGGAAATTTTGTTATTGCACTATCACCATAAGCTACCGCTGGATATGCCAATGTTTGTACAGTTGCACCTGAACTTGATGGCTCTGGAAAGATACTTAATATATTATTAACTACCCACCATACAGGGTCACTAGCTGTACCAAATGTCATCTCCGCACTATCTTGAGATCTTCCGCTCATTGTTGAAGGAATCCTTCTACAGGGCTGGTTAATAGTCCCATCGTCTCTCATTACACCTAACACCTCAGAACCGCCCAGTGTTAAGTTAGTCGTGCTATTATCTAAAGCACTTGACGTAGAGTATAATATTTTTTTTGTAACTGGTAAAGCAGTAAGAACCTCTTTAGCTCCATCTGTTAAAAATTGAGTAAGTTCTGTTTGAGTTGGTGAGCTACTGCCATCTATAGATAAACTAGTTAATCCTTCTACTTGTGCTTCAAATGTTGCCATTAATATTCATTGTCTTTATGCTTGAGACTCTTTAAGAGCTTTATTTGTAGGTGCTCCTTTTGACCCTGGTTTCCTCATTGTTTCTCCTGACCCCGATGCTATCCTTGCTCTTTTTGCATGAATATTAGCCCAAAGCCCTTTTTTCTTTCTTGCTTTTGTTTTCATTCTTTTGCCTGTTGGCATTATGCTTTGCCTTTGTTTTTATTTCGTTTAGAAATACCTTTAGCTATTCTTTTAGCTTCCGCTTTACTACTAGCACCCCAAGCATTTAATGACAATAACAATCTAGTCTTTCTTTTACCTTTGTCGGTTACTTCATACTCAGGTCCAGGCATACCACCCATTCTAGCTAAAAACGATGCTCGCCTAGGATTATCACCGCTTTTAACAGGGGCTTTTAAAGTTCCTTTTTTATAGGAATCTCTACCTTTTTTATTTAATCCACCTTTAGGGTTTTTACCCTCTTTGCGTGTCCATGCTGCGGTTTTAGGCACTACTTACCAACTTTCTTCATTGCTGTTTTATGCGACTGTGTAAAAGTTTGACCTTTCTTCATAGAAGCTACCATAGATTTAATATGCTTTGCCGTATGGTGCTTAGCATGCCGTTTCATTGCCGACTGCTGTCGAGCATTCAAACTAGACATACTAACACCTTTTATTTTAGGCATTATCTAAATTAACCTGTGTGTACTATAATTACTGCAACAGTGTATGGTGCCACCTTAACAGAGCTCATACTTTGAACTGCATTATTAGTGCTATCCAAAGTTTGCCAAAAAGTGTTTATCTTTTCTGCTAAAGTTCCTGTAGAGCTACTATCTTGTGTATCACCAGGTACTGTTCCGACTATAATTTTTGTAACTGTATTATAATCTGCCATATTTTCTCCAAGTTAATATTATAAAATTTTTAGGATATTGGGGACAGCCCTTTATACGACCATCCCCCACCTATCCAAAGGTGTGTCATTACTGACTTTTACGATTGATCAGCGAATGTTACGCCAGTGTCAGTTGCTGAAATAACGGTACCATTAACATACCAATTAACACCATCACAAACCATCATAATATGAGTTCCTGCGATTGGGGTTAATACACCCATCTTTGAGTTACTGTTACCATCTGAGTCTACAACTGCTGTATCGTCACCACCATTATCGGAGTCATGTTGTACAAGACCTCCGATAAAAAAGTTAGTGTCAGATCCAGTATCGAATGTCCAATCTTGTGCATCAGCTGCTGTACCACCGTACCAAAATTCGTAATAAAGTCCATCTTCTTCAGACGGCATTGTAACTGTACAATCCGCTGTTAAATCTGGCATTACATGAATTTTGCCACTATTATCTTTTGATAAGGTTATTGCTGCTGCATCCTGAACAGATACTATGCCTTTTGATACGCCACCAAAACTTCCACTGTTAACTTCTAATCCAGATGATCTAGCCATGATTACCTCTAATTACCTTCTAGGTTATAGAGAGCATGTGATTCTGGTAAAGAAATTTCAAGACCTGCTTCAGTAAGAATCATATCCTTACGAAGGTCTTCATCAGCGTTCTGAACATTAGTTTCAATTTGTGTGTCACGATTTATACCGTTTCCAACGAGTGGACGGTAAGAAACCTTGCCCATATCGATAACTGCCATGAAACCACTAGCGATACCACGGAATAGTGGTTCTTTCACAATGTGAAGATCGCCATGTATAGTCTCAAGGTTCATTACCTTATGACCAAAAGCACCCTCTCTCTGCTCCAGAGGAGCGTTCAATTGAATTTGAGTGCTTGCTGTTGACACGTCAAGAAAACCGCCATCACCAACTTTATTAAGTTGAGAGATAACAGGTAAACTTGCGAGGACTAACTTTTCAGAAGAGCCGCCACGAGCTGGATCAAAAATTACTTCAAGATCGCTTAAGAATCTGTCGTAAGTAAGCTCTGCCGTTGTCGATGATCTATAATAAGGTGCACCAGAAGAGTAAGAGAAAGCTGAGTTATCAGCTGTTGGATTCGCATTTTTTACAATGTGTCCAACAATTCCTTCACTGTACTGGATGCCAGATACACGAGCCTTTTGCCCAAAGAGCATTGCTCGTTCGATATCTACTTTATGTTCACGAAGTTTAAGAGCCCAAATTCTATCCCACTCATTAGCGTATCCACGATAGCGAGTAGCAATAGATGTATTCGACATTTCACATGCGGTCTTAAAGATTTGAGTATAACCGTAGTCATCTTCAATATCATTTGACCATGCATCTGGTGACCCTGTTCCTTCTGCGAATGCAGTGCCAATTACTTGACACGGATCATCGTCAGCAAGAACATTATAACCACTAACATTGGAGTTCGATACATCAATAATCATACCAGAAAACGAAGAATCTGATCCATTATCAGTTACAGCACCGTTTACTCTAACAAGAGTTTGTGCCCATCCTGCTGCACTATCAACGGTATTAACTGAAAAAACCATTCCTTTTACTAACCAATCAACGCTGGCTCCGCCAGTGTCTACAGTAAACGTATATGCTGTTCCAGCACTAACTGCTGAACCACCATTTACAGCACCGTCTAAATTGAAGTTTCTAGTTGTCCAGTCAATCTTAGAACGATTTTCTAAGAAACGGAAAACAGAATCATCTGTTGGTGCTTTTGCTACTTTTGAAAGGTAAACAAAAAAAGGAGATTCTTCTGGGGATAGTTCTGCAACCCTATCCGAGAAATCGTATAACCGTCTCAGATCAGGGGCTTGTCCTATACCAGCACTGGTTGTTGATGCCGTTACGTCACTAGATAGTTTAGTTCCGACTTTATAAGCCATTTATATGCCTCCTTATTTGGAAAAATAACCTTGTTATTATCCTAGTCTGCCACTTCTAGAAGCACTCAATACTCTGTCAAATATCTTATCGTCATCACTGACAGTTGCTGCTGGTTGACCTTGCAATACCCCCGCTGAAGGCGGAACTTTCTGCACGGCTTTTACAGCATCAATAGATGTTTGACCTTGTACTGGAGCTGAATTGACATCCTTCCATAATTTAACAAGGTTTCCTAATCCTACTGCTTCTTTTGGTTGTGCCGACCACTCTAAGAAATGGTTGACCTGCTGGTCGTCCATATTGTGCTTAGACTTCAACTCGTTCACAGTAGTATTTAAGAATTGTCTTTGTTGCGTTTCTGCCTCACGCTGTGCAAACTCATTACGAATTTCTGAAACAGCTGACCCTACGGTCTCTTGCTCTTTCTTTACTCGTAATCTATATGACGGCGATTCGGGCTTATAATACGCATCCCAAGGGTTAAAGTCGTTTTCATCCAGTTGGGCTTCTTGCCCTGACCCACTACTAGGATTAACTATTTTTTCTTGCAATACCTCAACTAAATCTGGACGACTTTCTAAAAGATCACCTATTGGTTCCAATTTTTTCAATCTATTAATCTCTGATTGAGATCTATCATACATAGATTGGAACTTTTTAGTTTCACCTTCCCAGTCGGTTCCAGCGTCTGGCATTGCTTCAACAACCCCCGCATCTTGTGTGGCGGATTCTTGATATGATTCTTGTCCTGTTAATGTGTCCTGTTCTACGACAGTGTTTTTTATTAACTGAGATTCTTTTGACATTATTGCTTAAACTCCTTTAAGATATCTCTACGCTTTAAGAGCTTGACCAAGACGATCTGCTTCACGTCTTAATCTCTCTGCTTCGAGCTTTACCTTATTTTGCATTTTATTGGATTCAACCCTTCTATCTGCTTTAGCATCTGAAACGACTTGAGAAAGTTTTGTTTTGGCTTTTTCAACCTCAACACGCTTTCTATCGCTTACAGATTCTCTTGTAGCAGTCTGCAAGTCCCCTTGCAAATCTTTTATCTGACCTTCTAAACCTTGAATTTGTTGTATCATTTGTTGTTTTTCATCCATTCTTGCTAAAATCCCTTCTTTGTCAAATATCTCTGGATTTTTCTTTAGAACTTCAATTCTATCAACAAGTCCCATTTGATACGCTTCAAGATAGACTCCTAACTCAGCCCACTTGCTAGTAGGTAGAGTTGAGCCTGGTTCAATTCTTATGTCGTGCTGGTCAAGCTTATAACGATCTTTTGCAATATCTAATATTGGTTCTGTTTTATCGTCATATAAATTAACCGTAGCTTCGTTTAAATTATTGTTTGGTTGGGCAATGCGAAACATTTTTTGAAATGTGTAATGCCCTTTTGCATAATTATATAAGACTTTACCAAGTCTGTTTATGCTAAATTCTATATCTCTTAATTTAGACTTTGGTCTTTCTTGACCTAAAGCCATCATTCTTTCTGTGCCCCTAACTGTTTCTGGTGCTTTTTCAGAAAAGCCGTGCATCATCTCTGGTAACCCAAATATAAAATCTATATAAAACTCACATTGCTGTATTAATCTATAAAATTCAGCTGCTAGTGGTTGTGGTGCTGGAAAGTGAGGTTCTCCCTGTGATGAGTCAACTTCAATAACTGCATTTGGATTTGCCCAGTCTTTTTCTAATTGATTTAAATCTTCTACGCTTCCCAAAGGAACTAAAAGCTTTAGTCCAGCTGATGCCTGTGCGTGCGAGAGTGCAAGTGACCAAACCTTATTAAGCAGTCTTTGCATTGGTCTAGCCCTTGATACATCTGATTTTGGGTATGGGCTTTCTGTCCAAACATTAGGCAATGGAACTATTGGATAAACGTCTGTATTTAAAACAGACTCATATAAAACTATTTCTCCTAGCGTTGCACAAACCTTTACTCTGTTTTGTGGAACTTCTATTATTTGAACTACGCCATTTTCTATAATCTCTGCGTTTTCTTCCATGTAGCGTTCAATGTCCACATCGTTAAACACATATTCTTTTCCACTTCCTGTGTCTAACACTCTATAAAAAGGAACTTTTGTTTTATAGTATCTTTCTAAAATTTGATATTTTCTAAATTCATACTGGTCTAAATATTGCGTTTCAGCAGGTGTGTATGCCTTCATTGAATTTTTATTTTGTGCAGCTGGAAAATCTTCTTCACGATAAGCAGAGACACTGTCAATTAACGGTTTAATTGGCTCACCTGTTTCTGAGTCTTCTTCTATTGCAAGTTCGGGATAAAGGGCGACAACTTGTTCGCCTGTTAATATAGTAGACAACAATATGCTTTCAGCGTCCCCAAACCATCTATCTCTTGATGATGGTGGGACATACACCCGAAACGGATTAACATTGGTGAATTTGACATCGCCCCTCCCGAAATCTGCTTCGGTATCTACATAAACATATAAATAACCTAATCCAGAAATCGCATAATCATGTATCGCCTGTTTCATGTGGGCGTCACCAGTTGAGCTGTCCCAAACATACCCAAGAATAGTTCTCCAGACGTTTGATATTTTTACGTCAGAATCTTCTCTTGGTGTAATTGTAAAAGTTGGGGGTCTTGATGTTAACGTAGCTTTTAATTTCTCTACTGCTGGAGAAATTCTATCCATAGGTACGTCTGCTTGGTTGCGAGTCTGTAGTTCATCAGACTCTTCAGCGGTAAAATGATTACCTAAATAAAAATCTATGTCTTTACGAGCTTCAGCATCCCAGTCTGCTCTAGCGTCACGCCATCGCCTATATAGATCCTGATTATTTTGAGCCCTTGGGTCTGTTTCCATTTATTGGCGTATCCCGCTTTTTTCTGTTAATTCGTTTAATTGTTCATCTGTTAAAACATTTATACTATCTTTACTTACTTCATAAGGATCAATTTTTCCTGCATCAACTAAAGAGTCATATACAGTCCACTCTGTTTTTGGTTTATATTTTTGTGCCATCCAACGAAACATATCTGGACCATACTTTAGATAAGAGCTGTATTCGTATTCATCCATACCAAGCTGTTCCATAGGTGTTTTATAATACGCTTGCTGTCCACTTGACATTGGAACTTGTTGTGGCTCAACCTGACCTTGTGGCATTGGCGGGTCAACAGGACCACCATCTTGATATTTTTTAACATATCCACCGCCATACATACCAACCATGTTTTGCATTGACGCCAACGCAGCTAATTCTTGTATATTGTCTGCTTCTTGCGATTTATCGCCAAACATAGACATAAACTCTTCTACTTTTCCACCGCCTTTATAATTCATAACTTTTCCACCTTCTTGCATTCCTATTGCTTTTAAAAAATTCATATCTTGTGGAACCCCAGAAATTTCGCCACCCTGAAATTCTTTGCCACTCATTATGCGTCTTGACTTACCTCGCATATTATCAAATCTATCTTCACCCATCATCAACATTCCTAGTTTTTCCCACATAGGCTAAGTCCTCAAAATAAACCGATGGCTCTGGTGATGGTTCTGCAAAATTAGAAACACCGCCCATCATTTCTGGCATTTCACTAAGCACCATCTCTTCATTCAAAGCTTCAGCTATGTTAGACATTTGTTCACGCTCAACGTCAGGTCTTCCAGGGTTTTGCATTGCTGACAAAGACGATGGTATATTAAAAGAGCTATCTTGTCTCATTTCTAACTCTGGAGCACTTGTTCCTAAAATTCCATATTTTGTTGCTATCTTTTCCATAGCTGGCATGCTTTTGCCATAAGCTTCTTCCGTTGACCCAAAAAGAGATTCTAGTGTTTTTATTTCTTTTGGCGATAATTCAGCTAATGATTGTTTTGCAATTCTTGGTGAAAGCTCTGCTTGGTCCGTAGATAATATTTCATATTTTTTTGCTATTTCTTCCATAGCTGGTAAACTTTTTAAATATGCTTGTTCTGTGGGGGTGTAGTTAGCATCGCTTTTTAAAAACGGCTGTTCTGTGTTTCGCATTGATAACCCAGAAGGTGATTGCAAGTCAGGTGTTTCAGAAAAAAGTTTTTCCGCAGCTCTTCTAGCTTTTAGTTCTTTAAAAAGCTGACCTGTTGTTTGTTCAAAGT